GTAGAGCAGTCTGACTTGGATACCGAAACCCGTGCAGCTTTGACCTACCAAGCGGTAGCAATGCCTCTTATGGTTCAGTTGTTCCAGGGTTACGTGAAAAAGAGTCAGGGTGAAATTGCCGGCTTGAAAAAGGCTTTAGGTGAATATCGTACTGCTACTCCTGGAGCTGGCGGCGGCGATGCTAAGACTGGTTCTCCTGAACTCGGTTCCGACGTAAGCTTTTTGGATGCCCTCGAAAAAGGTCTGAGGTAAGTCACTCATGCCCGCTTTCTATCCGGAAGGCGACGAGCCGAAACTAGCTGATCCTTCGGGGAGATCTCTCCACAAGATTAATAGTCTTCTAAACAAGATTGAAAGTAAAAATGGTTTTTCCATACCTGAGTACGACACAATCCAACTTTCCAATTACGACGGAGCAGGGAATGTTGGGACAGTGACCTATCGTAAAAACGGAGAGGTGGTCGCCACTCTTACTTTGACCTACAACGGCTCCGACCAGTTGACTTCTGTATCCAAAAGCTAAACTCATAGAAATGCCATACAAGTTCAATCCTTTCACAGCCAATCTTGATTTTGTCTCAAATGGCTCGAGTAGCTCTAGCTTGGGGGGTTTATCGGATGTCTCAAGCGCCAATCCCTCGGCCGGTCAATTTTTGGCTTATAACCCTGCCACCAACCTATGGGAGCGTGGAGTTTTGTTTGGCACGGCGGATTTAATGGTTGCGATTGTGTCCGCTTTTGGCCAGTTGAACTTCAACCTCCCTCAAAATAGTTCGCATATCGCCACCGTTTTATGAGCCTTGATGTCAAAGACGCAGTAGGGGTAACAAAAACCCTTAAGACAACCCTGAACGCTGGTGAGCATACGCCGCATCACCAAATTGACGGCACGGTAACCGTGTCTGGGCCTTTGACCAACGATCAACTTAGGGCTTTGGCCGTGCCAGTGGCTTTAGACAGCAATAGTCTAACCGCGCTTGAAAACATCAGCGTTACTTTTCCGTCTACGCAGAATGTTAGTGTTCAGAACACCAGCCTCGCTGTAACCGGCCCTTTGACTGACACGCTACTACGAGCATCCGCCGTTTCTGTAACAGACAGGGGCACTACTGGACAAGCTACCGTTACTAATTTTAACTTTACTGCTTCGACCGCTATAGCGGCTTCGAATAGCGCAAGAAAACTACTAACAATTTTTAATGAGGGGGCAGGTATTTTATATGTGTTGTACGGAGCCGGCACTGCTTCTACCTCGAATTATTCTGTTCGCTTAAATTCCGGAGATTATCTGGAAATCGATAAGTACACAGGAGCTGTTACTGGCATATTTGGCGCGGCAGGAATGGCAAGAATTACAGAAATTACTTAGGACCCGGAAATGCCCCTCTATTCGGCAACTTGTCCGTTGCCTAAAAACAAGGCAGCAAAAAGACAACAAGTACAATTTCCAGAGCGAATTCGTATTACGGGCCCGGGGGTTTCTTCTAATTTTTATCTCAATGAATTAAATCGTGAGTTTCTTTTACCCTATGTCGTTTATTACGATAACTTAAGCTCTATTGAACTTTTTATAGAAGGGACTTCTTATGAGATGTATAGCTACAGCCGAGGGACGATTTCTTCAGGTCAAATTTCCAGCTTCTCACTGCCTTCTTCATTAGCAAATGGCTACACAATTGCGAAAGCGCACACTACGCCAACGCTTCAAGTTTCAATTAACCCGGTTCAAAGCAAAGTGTACGACGGGCCGTTGACACCCTCTCTTTCTTTTACTTCTACTCCTTCCATTTCTTTAGGGGAGTATGATCTGTCTAGTTACCCAACTACACCAGGTACTTACACTATTAGCCTTGTGGAGGGTGGTAAAACTTCTCGGTTTATCTGGGGCGGCCCTTACCCCTCCGTTAGCTACACAATTACAAAACGTCCCGTTCCCCTCACAATGGTAGACAGGTCTGTTACTTACAGCCCTTTTGGTACACCCATCGGTCAAGTACTAGTTGGCGGTCTTGCCTCCAATTTACCCAATGGCCAAGGAATAATTAGTGGCACTGCAGAAAGTAATTTTACAGGTCTTCTACAGAACCTGCCTCCGTCAAACTCAAATGTCGGCACATACACTGTTTCTGTAGACCCTAACTACACGCATCCGCTTTACACTATTTCGGGGTACACCAACAACAAAACTACCGCTACGGTCACCATAAACAAAGCTACCCCAACAATTAATTTTAGCCTGTCCTCCTCTGCGACATCCGGAACAAACGCAACTTTATTTGCTTCAACTTCCCCCATTTCTTTGCCCGTTACTTTCTCCATAGTTAGCGGTGGAGCTTTTGCAAATATTAGTGGCGGAAATATTTTAAACTTTACTGGGGCTGGAACGGTTGTTGTTAGGGCGAGCACAGCTTCTAGCACGAATTACAACGCCGCCACATCTGCCGACCGAATTATTACTGTTGCCGCTCCCGCCTCCGAGGGCATTCCGCAGAGAGTTACCACTCTTTCTGACGTCGGTTCTTTTGGGCCTATTGAAATTTATAAGGACTACGTAAGCTGGCGCCCCTTGACCGGCAGCCAAGTCGAAGATCTCGTTCAGAGCACGACAACTGTTGGCGGCGGCACCAACAGCACTGATTCTTTCACTTCTTACCTTTCCCCTGAAGTTCAGACCTATAACGGCAACAGAGACATTACGTATATTATATTAAATCCTCGTCATGCCTTAACCTACGGCGGCAGCACATCTAAGTCGCCCTATTGGACGGTATTTGTTCTCGACGTTGGCCACGACGCGGAAAACGGAGACAGTTATAGTTCTTACATTTTATCGACTAACTCAAGCTCCGACCCCGAAAACTTTCCAACTTCTGGCTGGTCCGACGGCTTCCAACCCTACGTTCAATTAGCTAGAGACGTTACTGTTTCGATAACAAACTTTTACGACATCTACAACCCCACCACTCAAGCCGATCCTTACGGCGGCTTTTATCAGGGAACCACTCCCCGAGTAAAGGTTCTACAAAAACAAAACCGAATACCCGCCATTCCAGACCAGTCTAATTATTTTACAAATAGCCTATGGAACAATTTTCAGCCCGTGAATATTCGGGGCGGACAGAGAATGCCCGTATTTTACGCTTTGCTCGGCTATATGTATACCGAAGACCCCAATATCCCTTGGGGCGGAACACGGCAATTAATACTTGGCTACACACATGAATTTTTTGGATACGGTTGGCCCCTCACTAAATCTATTCCTTGGACCAGTCCTCCTGTCCTTTCCGATAACGATATTACAACTTTAAAGAATGTTTGGGTCCTTACGTCGTCCGGCACGTATTCACACGGAGACGGATCGGGAGGCGGCCTTGATACAGGAACTTATTACAATGTCCCCTCAAATACCAATCCAAATGTTCTTCCGCCAGCCCTTAGCCCGATAACTAGCCCTACTTGGAGGCTGGTAGCCAACTACGGCTCTGATTTTTCACGGAATCAGTATTCCGCCTACACGCCCAACTACTCCGCCACTCCAGTTGCCGATATTATTACAGCAGGTGGATCTATCTATAGCTATTTAAATTCCGATTGGGTCAGATTAAATGTCGGAGACGCCATATACTCCAACTACGATAATGTAATATTTTTAAAGTCTGGCACAGCGTACTTGAATTTGGCGAGCGGCTCCTTTTTGCTCGCCCCGAATTCCACCGTAGGCGCAGCGACACTTAATGAAACGACTGTTTTTCCGTTTAGCGGAGGCACTTACGACGCCTTCGCTTGCCCATCTAATAAATGGAAGATTGTTTACGCATACTATGAAAGCGACTACGGATCGTTTTCTATAAATGAAACTTGGGAAGCCACATCCTCTAATGCAAATCGGGTTCCGCAAACCTTTACGGGGGTCAACGGAGTTACCAGCAGTATTTCTTTTGCACCGAAGTCCTTCTATTAATTTATGCAACACCTAACCGAAATACCCGAAGAAGTAATCTTAGAACTCGAAGAGATAATCCATGCCCCCCAACGCCCCGGAGGCTCGGCTGGCGAAAAACCCTTCGAATACTATCTTTCTGAAGAGTATTTAAACACCCTCACTCTTGTAGACGCCGCAAGTTTTTCAAAGCTTTCTCTAATTATGCGCGGTGCATACAAAGAAAATCTCCCGCACATCTCGGGTTTCCTTAAAGACCTGAAATACCAAATCTCAGGGAATCTCTCCGGTAGCTTCTATTATCCGGAGGACGGATTTATGTCTTGGCACACAAACTTCAAGCGCAAGGACTACAGGGTTTATTTCTCTAAGAGAGAACCGGGCGAAAAGATTAGCTATTTTAGATACAAACAAAACGGGGAGATTATAACTTCCCTAGACCCTGAAGGTTGGTCAGCTAGAATCTTTAATGTCGGCGACGAACAAAATCCCTTTTGGCACTGCGTCTATGGGGGCTCCGGCAGATATAGCGTAGGCTTTCGCCTAAAGCCCTTTGAGGGCTAGTAAAAAAGAAGCTTTAGCGGCGATTCGTAAACAACAGGTATTGACAGAACGCAGACAGTAACGCATACTCTTATCTGCCTTAGAGATCCTATAAAAACGGAAGCGGGTTTTGAAGGCACGACCTATAAAAATGGAAGTGGTCACACGGGCAATAAAAGTCTCGGGATGCCGCCGGGAGATCCAATTTTGAAAACTACGGGAAACCGTGTTGGTTTCTCCTCTTGTTTTTAAACTTTTACTTTTTCTCTCTGAAAGGAGAACACTAATATGTCTACTGTATACGATAACATTCAGCAGCTCCTTGTTAAGGAAGCTGGACGTATTGGGCCCGAGATCTACCGCAAAACGGTTGATAACAACGTTTGGCTCAAACTAATCAAACAAGATACTTTCCCCGAAGAGATGGGCGATCGGGTCAGCGTGCTGACCTACGAGCGTTCTATCCCGCAGGCTGGTCGCAACGGACGGCAGAATGATTTCGATCTTCAGTCGGTCTGGCAGGGTGCTTCGGCGATCCTCGGGTCTAATCCCACCGATGCGACCTACACCAGCTTCAATGCGTATACGCAAACCCCCGCTGGTTCGGCCACTGCATCGACTGACTCAAACAACAACGTCAGCCTACCTAAGTTCGCTAACGTTGAGTTTGCGCAAACCCTCCGCACCTACGACCTCCGTCGTGTTGCGCTCGAATCTCCGAACATCTCGCTCGAAGATTTGCGCTACCCTGTGCGTCGGAAAGAGCAGCTGACCCAAATCATGAACATCCTGACCGAGCAAACCGCTTTGGTCTGGACGACTCGCTACCAAGACGAATACGTTCGGTTGGCTCAGAACAAGGTTACTCCTACAGGCGCGAGCGCCTCAACCGCCACGTTGAATTTCGCGACTGTGTCGAGCGACGCTTCCGCCTTCAGCCCCGTGGTTGATGCGACAAGCAAACTGACTCAGGGAATTCTGCGTCGGATTTACATGCGCTTGCTTCGTGACGGAGCCGGTTCATCCGCTCAAGGCAAGGAAAACGGAGCCCCTGTGTTCAACTTGATCACCAGCGCTGAAACCAGCGATGATATCATCAAGCTCAACAGCGACATCCGTAGCGACTTCCGTTACTCCAGCAAGCCGAATGAGCTTCTCGCTCCTCTCGGCGTGGAACGGTCCTACGGTGGCTTCTACCACATCATCGATCCGTATCCTCCTCGGTACAATCGCCTCAGCTTGTCTGCCAGCGCAGTGTCTAGCGCCACCTACACGGTGCCCGCCGGACACGGTGTTGAACAAGGCGACGTGGTTGTTGTCACTGACAACGCTACTACGCCAGCGATTAAGTCGGCTGCCAGCACGGTTGCTTCCGTAACTAGCACGACCATCGTGTTGACGGCTGCTGTGACCGGCGCGGCGGCTACCGATAAGATATTTGCTTGGAAGCGCGTGTTCCCGTTTGTTCGGACTGACGCTACCAAGGGCAAGAAATACGACATCAACGCTGACTACCTGGCGGCTGCATACGAAGATTCCATCATCCTGATCAACGAAGTGTATCACTCCGTTGTTCCGAAGCCTATGGGCGCGATGGGACAGATGGGCTTCGATGCTCAAGGCTACCGCGGTGACTTCAAATGGAAGAACATTCCTGATCGGGATTCCAATCCCGACGGCTCAGTGGGTTACTTCCGCGCGACGTTCGCTAACGGTTCCAAGCCGGTTCGCCCTGAATGGGGTTACGTCATTCGTCACAAACGTGGCGAAGCTGACCTCCTCTGGGTTGCTTAATTGACTTGAATGATTGCCCCAGGGGTTCAATCCCCCTGGGGCAGTCACATTTTACAAAATGGAATCTATCCTCCTGGTTCTCCCTTCGGGCAAGGGCAAGGTTGAGGCTAAAGCAAAAGCTGAAGACTCAAAGACTGCCAAAGCCGCGGGTGAACCTAAGAGTACAGATAAGGTTTCCGGCATACGTATTCCACTTCCTATTGGGTTTTCAGCGCCTAATTCCGTCAAACCGAGAGCCGAGTTTGATTTTGTAGGTTCCGGCATCATCGATGGAGAAGAGCTCGTTGTAACCAAATTGGAAGGCCTCCCAGTTCCTAATCCAAGAGCTGAAAGTGAAGAAGACAAAGAAAGGGAGAAAATGGCTTTCGTAGATTCCGTTGAGAAAGGTTTTGAACTATGAAAGTAGAATTTCCGATCCCGCAAGGTTTTACACTCCCCGATGGAGTTAAAGAAGGTGAGACGTTTGAATTCATGGCTGGGGGCTATATCAAAGGCGATATGCTCGTTGTTTCTTCCGTCGAAGGTAATCCCGTCGGCGAGACAAAAGAAGAAGCTCCCATGGACGAAATGGCCTCGAATGAAACCCCGCAAGCCCAAGACGGCAACTTCGTCGACTCAATCGAGACCGGGATGTCCTGAGCATTTAATCAAAGACCTCGGCCTGGCTATCGTTGAGCAGGCTGTATGGGATTTGAAATATGCTCAGAAATACGGCACCCGATCTGCGTACCCAGAGGATTTGATGACCAAGCAACACTTTGCCTGGTTCTTCAACAAGAAGAATGAGCTCTGGCATTTGCTCGGGCTAAACGGAGACGCAATTTGCGACCGGCTTCGGCCAGTTATTGCGAAGCTCAAATGAGCGAAGAACAATCCGAGATCCGGGAGCGCTTGGCTCGTATCGAGACTAAAGTCGACTCCGCCCTTGAGCTGCTTACAGGCCACGACGGCCGTATTCACCGAGTTGAAGGTCATATCAACAGGGGATATGGGATTGTTGCTACGGTTACCCTGGGGCTCACAATCTTTGGTCAATGGTTTTGGGAAAAGGTTCACGGCCGTTAATTATTGACAAAAACAAGGAAGTAATTGATACTATCACATATGCCGACCCTACTAGTGGTTGCGTTGCTTTTTACGGGTTGTTCTACCGTATCACCTAAGCGTTTGCCTAACTTTGCTACCACAGAAGCCCGTTTGGACGCAGCCTCTGCTGTTGCCAATCCTGAGGCTAAAGTACATATCGAGGAAGCTAAAAAGCAATTAGAGTCAGCCAAGCAGGCTTGTTTTGTAAATACCGAGGCTCTTGAGGAAGCAGTCAAAGAACGTAACGAAGCTCTTAAAGACGCCGAGATCTGGAAAGCTAAGCAGCGCAAAGCTCTAGGTGAGCTATGGATGTGGAGAGGGGCTTTGATCGCCGCAATCCTTTTTGCCGCACGTGGCCCCATCCTTTGGGTAGTTCGTAAGTTTATTGGGATTCCCTGGTGAAACACTGGCTCTTTTCAAACTTCCAGGGGCTTTTGGCTATTGCTACAGCCACTATCATCTTTTTCTTTTTAGGCCCAATCCTCCAAGGCTTCGACACAACAGCCGGCACAGTGGATCTGGGCTCTCTACACGTTCTGGCTTTTGGGGCAGTTCGTTTTCTATTTTGCACGTTCATGGCTTGGACGGTGCTTCAATTAGACTGGAAGATACTGGATCAATACGTCGACCGAGGTGTGCTCAGCGATGACTGGAAGGAATCGGGACCTCGTACAAGGCTGCTTGTTTTTTCAGCCGTGTTCTCAGTCCTGCTACTGGCAGCCATCCTGTCATGCCGTTAAGATATGTTTTTGCGATTACTCTTGCTCTTGCCCACTCCAATATTTCTTTGGGTGATACGGATGCGAGGCATCGCGTCATCGAGACCGCAAGAAAAGCCATCGGGACAAAGGAAGCCACAGGCCGAAACGACGGGCCCGTGGTGGACGAGATCCTAGACTCCGTAGGTTTAAAAGGTACACGAGCGCCTTGGTGCGCGGCTTTTGTTGTCTGGGTAGGGGATACGACCTTTACCCGCCCCCTCAACCCGTACCCCCGAACAGCCTGGTCGCCGGCCATGCTATACCCTCCTACTTGGGAAAGAGCTAGGCGGGGTACGCCTCTCAAGCCCGCCGATGTTTTTGGAGTCTGGTTTAACAGCATGGGGCGTGTCGCTCATACCGGACTGGTAGAGAAGAGCGAGGGAGAGTGGCTTTTAACTATTGAAGGCAACACCAATGGGGGCGGTTCCCGTGACGGAGACGGGGTTTATAGACGTCGTAGGCTGGCAACCAATGTCCTGGGGAGGTCTTGGCTATGAGCCTTCGCATAGGAGCTATTGGCGTTCAAAGAGTGGCCGCAAAGCTCTTGGAGCAGGGGTTTTTGGTTTGCACACCTGTAATTGACGAGGGGTACGATTTGATAACTGACTGGAGGGGCAAACTTAAAAGAGTCCAGGTTAAGACCACGGCAGGCGCCTCGGACACCAAGACTCGAAACAAGCTTAAATTTCTGGCTGTAAAGGGTCCTGGGTACGGATACGGAGCTCTCCTTAAAACCAACAAGTTAAAGACGATCTACAACAAAACTGATTGCGATATCTTTATCTTTTACCACATTCCGCAGGACGCCGTTTTTGTAATCCCGCGGGCAAAACTGCCCAAGACAAAATCTATCTATCTCGCGGCTAACTCAGCCTGGCGAGATAACTGGGAAGTTTTACGGTCCAAAGGTTGAAACGTCTTTCATTTCTGAGAAAATAACCATATGGCCATAGAAGATGCAGGACGTCAGGTAGCAGGTTTTAACGGACTGCCTAGTGGCATGGATTCTTCCAGGCAACCCGGTCTTATTAGCGAAAAAAGCTATGCCCTAGGGGTCAATGTAACAGCTAGAGGGGGTTCAATAAAAACTCGACCTGGGTTTGTTCAGCTTGACCTGCAGTCAGACGCCGAAGACCCAGATGCGCTTGCAGCTTTTCAAATAGGAGATTTTCAAGGGGCTACTTTGTTTACGCAGCCTGCTAATAGGGACGAGGCTTCCGATTTGGGAGCTTCTGGTAAGGGAAAGACTTATATTATCGCAGCTGTAAGCGGATGGATCTTTAGAATTGATCCCCAAACAAAGAAGATAATTCGATTAAATGGTACGAGTGGGACAACAGTGTCTGCCAAGCCGGTTGTAAAAATCCTTTGTAACGGCACGGTGGCCACCATTGAAACAACCGTACCACATCAGCTAAGCCCTGGTGATCGAGTCACAGTTACACCGACCCTCTCGAGCAGACAGTATTTGGCTGCCACAGACGCTTTAGTCACTTCAACCCCAACATTAAAAACTTTTACTTATACAATTGCCACTTCTAATACCGTCGGAACCGCTCAAGCAAGTTATTCAATTTCAAATTCTTCTTTGGGTTACGTAAATCTGCCGAAGTTCATGGACACTACATATTATACTTTGCGCGTTGCGGGTGCTGGGAAGGCAACTCCTGGCTCAGGGCTAACAAATAGTTCCAAGGTTATAATTGAAGATCCTTTGCCTACCGGGTTGCTTCTTGGCAGGACAGGATCGGGTTTTACCGCGACCGCAACAACGGTTTCTGGCGCTCTTGATTACGTTTCTGTGTCTAACGGTGGCTCTGGCTTTAGTAAAAACGCAAAAGCCTACGTTGTAGGCCCAACAAATGCTGAGTTAGCTTTGCGGTTCAGCCGGGACACAACTCTCTCCACAAGACCCTGGCCGGATCGCAACCACGCAACTAATCGACATTACTTTTGTCAGGCAGAAAAGTACTTAATCATACAAGACGGCACCAACGCTCCGTTTATCTTTGACGGCCAGAACATTCGCCGTTCTTACACAACAGCTAATCCAGCTATTTCGATGGGGACGGGAAGCGGAGCAGTTGCTTCTATTTTACTTACAGATCGAAGCTACGGGTACACTTCGACCCCTACGGTAACTATTGCAGCTCCACCTGCAGGCGGATCCCAAGCTACGGCAAACGCTGTTTTTAACGCCACAAGCGGTCAGATTGAATCAATCACCATAGCAGATGCTGGGGCTGGTTATACTTCTGCGCCTGCGGTTACTTTCTCTGGCGGCGGCAGTTCAGGCGCTAGAGCTTATGCAATTCTTGAAAATCCTCCTGAAGTACCTACCGGCTCAATTATGGCTTACGGGCAGGGGAGACTATTTATAGCGAACAAAAACCGATTTGAAATTCAGGCGCTCGACCTCGTCGGTTCCCACGTAAACGTTAAAGCTGGAACCACAACTCTCGGCAACACCAACTATCCTCTTTCCGACCCCAGATCTTCGGTGCTCTTTAATACCGAAAACACTTATCTCAATGAAGGCGGAAGTCTTCTTATGCCTTCGTTCATGGGGAGGATCACCGGGATGCAGTTCGTGCCCACTCAAAATACAACGGCAGGGCAAGGGCAGTTGTTCGTGTTTTGCGAGTTTGGCGCCGCTACTTTTGCTGTGACAGCCCCCAGATCGCAATGGGGCACTACTTCTAGCTTTCAGACAGTTCTTTATACCAATATTGGGGCTGTTGGTCCGGACGCCTTCGCGCAGGTGAATGGAGATTTATTCTTCCGATCCAACGACGGACTTCGCACCTACAAAAATGCAACCGCAGAGATGGAGACGTATGGGAATACGGCTATGAGCGCCGAGATGAATTCTATTCTCAACCAGGAACCTATTCATCTTCTGCAGGACGTGAGTCTAGCTTACACAGATCGCGGTCGTGTTCTTATGACTGCCTTACCTCAGGAGTACCAACCGCAGACAATTAACAGCAAGTCCAAGAAAATATACAAGGCTCTGATCAGCCTCGACTTTAATTCTATGACAGGAAGTCTTGGGAAAACGGCGGCGGCTTACGATGGCATCTGGACTGGTTTGGATATGCTTCAAGTTCTCGCAGGCGACTTTGGGCGAAGAAACAAGGCATTTATCCTTGGGATAAGTTGTAATTTAAACGGGTTATGGGAAATTGATTCAAAGGCTTCTGAAGATCGGCCTATCGCAGGCAGTGAACTTACTTTTGCGACCGGTTTTCTTTCCGGCACCTACGAAAGCAATGTTTTGCTAGGCGGCCGGCAGGCCGCCCAATTCAACTTATCCACCATTGCCCCATTGGGTCCGGAAAGCATTAACCTTACCCTTAACACGCTAAACGAATCTGAAAACACAACTTGGACCCCCACCGGCATGGGCACCCAAGGAATTACTCTCTCTTATGTCGTGAGCCCGTTGGACGTACCAGTAGCTACCATTTTTTCCAATCCAGAGATTGCTCCGTTTATTAGAAGTAAAACAGTTATACTTGATACGGCCGCGCTAGGAAAAGCCTCAGTGAGCATAGATCTTGGACCCGTAAAGACAACAGGCTTTCTATACGTACACGTTGCGGCGAACGGTACAATGCCCACAAACAACTCTTCTTCCTATTCATTGGCAATCACTGGCAGTTCTTCTGGCTCTGTGCCGATCAGAGCAGAGGTTGAGACCTCCGCGTATTCTTTTCGCTCAATGTATGAGTTAAAGAAGATTATTCGCGCCGACTTCTGGTTCTCAAATCTTTTAAATCAAACTGATGTCGAGGTTTACTACAAGCCCGACCAGTACCCCAGCTGGATTTATTGGGACAACTTCTACATGTTGCCCGAAACATCGATTTCAATTCGAGCCTTAGACGGCGATGCGGTTACCCAGTCAAACCTTACCTCATCGCTTACGACCTCCCAACTTCAGAGCCTGTCAGATGTATTGCATAAAGTTGACCTCACTAAATATTCTATTCGGAATACTCGAGGTTTAGGTATTCGGGTTGATTTTGAAACAGGAGAAACCTTTCCAGGTACAGGCGCGGCCCCATATCAAGTTGGCGTGTCTTATCTTGTGTCACCGCTAAAACCGTCTCAGGTCTTGGCGTTGGTAAGCGGTTCAACGCAGCATTCAGCTTTTTATAATGCTTTTAGAACCGTAAACGTTGTAATCCCAGCAGCGAGGACATCTTCGAGATTCTTTAACCTGTTTAGGCCCGAGGGCGATTACCTTTACCTTAAAATTTCGTATCCAAGCACGCTGCCAGGCTCAACTTATTCTGTTAGTGTAACGCCGTACGGCTTTAATCAAACTGCTACCACACCTGATGTTTTAGATACGACCGGCTTTCTACCGACTCTTTCAAATCTTAAACCTCAATTTGCGCCTCAGATTCGGCTCATGAATCCTCGCGAGCAAGCTGACCCGCTTACAAATCGAATGTTTTCACACGGGTATGATTTTCAAGGCCGTATTGTGTGGACAGGGTCAGCCACACTTCAAAAGATGTTTTTACACTGCCAGACATTAGTTGAGCAGGTTGGAGGAAATGCTTAATGAGTAACGAAATTAGCAAAACACAATGGCAACAACTCGACGCTGTTGTACCGTCTTTGTTCCTCCACTATTCGGAAGTATGCGGCACGGTCTTTTCCGAAGAGCTGACTACCGAGCCCGGCACTTTAACCCTTTCGGGAGGTTCGACGTTATTTGGCGAACCTATTACAACTCAAGACGATACTCCATTATTGACATAAGGCAGACAGTACGCCAGAATAGGACATTCCGCTATGCCTAAAATCACAGACCTTCAACCATTCTCAGGAACTTTAAGCAGCACGGACGTAATCCCAGTTGTAAATTCCTCGGTAACCAAACAAATAGCTATTTCCGAGCTTCGGGGGAATATTCTTACAAGCGGATCGGTCTCTTCATTTCAACTGGCTGATAACTCTGTTACAACCGACAAAATTGTGGGTCGAGACATCATTGGTTCTAAGATAGCGTTGGGTACAATTCTCCCTGAAAACCTCGAGAATCGCTCTGGGCTTCTTCCCGGAACTTACGGCTCCAATAGCGCGGTTCCTACATTCACAGTAAATGCCCAGGGGCTTATCACCGCTGCGGGGTCCACAAGTCTCCGTCAACAGGTGAGCGCCAATATTTACCAACCTATTAACGGGCAGCGGGTCACCCTGTTTAGAACCACTCACGCTATGACGGTCAATACTGCCGTTTCTCGTACTTTTCTTGGTGGTTCTTGCACAATTACGATTACTCCAGCGCTTGCTGACGGAACTGTAATTCCCGCCAACACAACCGTTTTCGCCGACTTTTCAAATTTCTCAGGCTCAGTTAACAACGCAACAATCTCATTTGGGTATACGAGCTAAAGCCATGATGGTTAGCATCGTTGAGAACTCAACACTCCCAATGACTATTGGGGCCGCCAACACAAACAGCTATAATGTAAATCTACGAGATCAATTTCAAGCTGTTTACCCTTACATTGGGGGTCCGGCTAATGTTGATTTTACGGTTCTTGGGAACATTGGAAGCTATTCAACCAGTTCATTTTCTCTTACCACGGGCTATTGGCCTACAGGGTCTAAATTAAAGCTTATTTTGCCTGGCACAAGCGGTGGAGACTCAAGCAATCCCGCTAATGGCGTCATCGCTGGTAAAGGGGGACAGGGTCAAATTGAAAACCCTCCTTGTTGCGATTGTTACTACTGTAATAACGTTCCAATTGGCGGACCCGCAATTCAACTTTTGACTGATCTCGATATTGTAAACAACGGTATTATTGGCTCTGGGGGGCAGGGAAGTATTCGAATTGCGATGAATCGCGACCGAGATCATAAGTATTCTGCCGGCGGTGGCGCCGGTATTAACCCCGGCGAAGTTACGTATGGGGGTTACGGAAGTCCTACGCCCGGAACTTATTTGTACGGGGGTTACGGATCTGCAAACGCAGGAAATCTAGGGGCGTCTGCGGTGTACGCAGCAAACCCGTATAGCGCCTCTGTGATCGTTACAAACGGGAATAATTATACTTTGACCGGAGGAGGTCAATTCTTGGGGACAGTAAGAAGCAGTTAAGGAGAAAAACATATGGCTTTATTAGCATCAACACTTCCAGCCGGCACAAAGTACGCAACCCCACAAGAGTTGCTGTCTCTGTTTGCCGAAAACCTTTCCGTTCCTGTTGCCGACGCCAGCGTGTTTGTGCTTAGCACAACCGCGCCCAACGATCAGTCTAAGATCTGGCTAGATTCTTCCACTACTAATCCCACTCTTAAGGTCTTTAACGGTGGCTGGATCCCGATCAGCTCCCAAAACCAATTTACTGGGGGATTTAGCGTATCTGGTGGCAATGTTCGATTGCTCGGCTCCACGCTCTCTATCGACAGCGCTGGGTCGTTCATGGGTCTGGTTGGCATTGGAACGGAACTCCCGTCCGCAAAGCTAGATGTTGTTGGGGCGATTAAATCAAGCGTCTCTGTAACAACCCCCGCACTTCTTCACCCTTCCGGTTCACTCGGAATTATACCGATCACGGGCGGTATTTCTACGACCAGCAATATTAGTATGTCGAGCGGAAGCTTAACCATCACTGCTGGTGGAATTACGGCGTCTGGGAACATTTCTACCTCTGGTGGCACGCTTTCAGCCACCGCCATTAATGTCGGGACGGGGGCAATCACAGGAGGATCTCTCACCCTTGGCACGACTGCTTCAATCTCGTCCGCGGGTTTGTTAACCGCCGCCAATATTACAACGACAGGACTATTAAAGGTTGGGAGTATTGAGATGCCTAATGCGACCACCGCCACATCAAGTGTTTCTGCTGGTGGTGCGTCAGGTCTCCCAGCAACTCCCGCCGGCTATCTTCAGGTAACAATTAACGGAACGATTAGGAAGATTCCTTTCTATCCGAACACCTAATGACATTTGGCGAAATCAAATCTGAAATCGCACGCGTCGTCGATAACGGAGTTCCTTCGACCGACGTTCGCGTAGTTCAGCGAGTTAACCAGGCTCAACGCCGGCTTCACGCAATTCGCGCGTGGTTGGGTACGCTGGCTAAGTATAAAGTTGATGTGGTCACCGATATTATTACTTTGCCATATCAGTTAGAATCAATTGTTCGGGTAGAGAAAAATACAAACACAAACCTACCCTCAGGCAGCATACTTCTCTGCGATAACGCTTACGTTTTTATACACGATAGCGGCGAGCTAGTTCCATTGAACTTTGTGCCGATTGGTTCTGTTGCCAATGTAATTCAATTTAGGATCGATTCCTCTGTTAGCCCAATGCCCTCGACCATTGTTGTTACAGGCAAGAAGAGGATGGTCGACGTCGTAAACGATTCGGACGAACTTATTATTTCGGATCTTGAGGCGCTCAAGTTAATGGTTCTCGCGTTGTATCGTGAGGAAAACAATCAGATTGATATGGCTTCTGCACTTCAAGCCAAGGCGGTTGAGCATTTAGCATACAAAACCGATATGGCGGTCGAAGAGGCCCGGCGTCTTGTGTACCAAGCAAAACTATCTACTCAAGCAACTAATACCATGGGCTATGTTCGGTCTAAACTCGGCTTGGATCTGGAGTTTGGTATCAAGCTCGAAGACGGTAAGTTGTTTGACTTGGTGAACAAGGCTCAGGATTTGCTGATCACCAAGAAGAGACTCTTGCTATCTTCGTTGCGTTACGGTGTTAAGGATGGCCTTACTCTTCCGACCTACAGCTACATTGTTTCTGATTCAACCGTACTCCCCGTGTCCAACTACCAGATTGTTAAGCTCGCAGTTCTGGCTCTTACAGCCCTTTCACTATCATCCAAAAACGCTCAGCTCAACATTGAGCAAGCGGCCAAGTTTGAGGCTGAAGCCATTAAGATGTTGGAAGAAGAGCTCAATGTAGAGCTCGAGTCCAAACGGCACGGAACATACACAACAGCTTTATCTACTGCCACATCGGGGACGCTCGGGTATATGAAAGCCCGTTTCGCTCTTGAAGCGCCCAACGGCTTACGTCTGTCCGATTCAGAGTTAACACGCTTTATAAACCAAAGCGAAGAACAGTGCATGCGAATGGGTACCTTTGTGGGAACGATCAAAACCTACACACTTACAATCAACCAAACGGACGGGCTTGTTTACGTGCCCAACGATGTCGAAGCCATCCTTGGAGCTACATTTAACGGAGCCCCGATTCCGGTTTACGACGAATTTTATGATTTCAAGGAGAACGGGCCCGGCTACCAACAGACAGATATCGATGTCCACAATACAAGTAACTTAACCTCTTCACCATGCATGGTCGCCAGAGGGGAGACTCGGATCGATAACGTCCAGTACCGCTCTTACTTTATTCGTGGAAACTGGTCCAGCAGTTCCTACGTCCGCCTCTTGGTCAAAAAACGTCCAGTCTACAAGACCCAGGACAGCGACGTGATGAGCATTAAAAACTACCCAGCTATTTTCAATATGGCGTTGGCCGCTTTAACTATTACAAGCAATGCCGAGCAGTCAGCTATGCATGAGCAGAAAGCGCTCCTACTTCTTCGCGATGAACTTCGCGAGTCTAAGACTGGCGAACATCACTCGATTCAGATTCAGGCTAATAACTTTGCCCTTGGTGGCGTTATTCCGATTATATGAGCGAGAGTATCGCTCCGGTAACGGTTGTCGAAGGGGCCAATTATCCGGGGAGTGAAACTCTCGGCCCCGTAACTATTGTTGGAGACACAGTAATAGGGGCGGGCGCTAGCGTAGATAGTAAAGATGTTCAGGTTTTAGCGGGAAACGTTACCGCTATTGATATTGTTGCCAACAATATTGATAGTGTTCTAACCGACGCTAATAACATTTCCTCGATTAATACGGTTGCGGCCGCTAACCAGCAAGTTGTAGCTGTCGGAAACAATATAACTGCGATCAACACTGTCGCGCCAAAACTTAATGAAGTAAATCGGTACTATACAACTTATCTTGGCGCAAGTGCTACGCCCCCTACCGTTCGTTTAGACGGCACTCCTCTTCAAGACGGAGACATGTATCTTTCAACCGCCTTAGGCAGCGCAGGCGCGTACGTAAGAAATCTTGGTGCCTGGTATGTTCTTTCGTCTACTAACTTTGTTCAGCAAGTACAGCTTGATCAGAAACTCTCAAAGAGCGGGGGCTCTATGACTGGCACACTGGATATGGGTAACAACCAGATAAAGAATTTGCAAGCTCCTAATCTACTCAACGACGCGGCAACCAAATATTATGCTGACTTTATGGACACCAAAAAGCTTTCTTTGACGGGCGGCACTATGACGGGCCACTTGTTCATGGAGAATAATGCAATTTTGGATATGGGCAACTCTAGGATCGCAAGATTAGCTTTCCCGGCTCTCTCAACTGATGCAGCTTCGAAACAGTATGTAGACCAACAGACGATCCCTAGGTGGGGAGGCGATGTATATGGCGACCTATACATGATGGACTTTAAAACGATCACTAATCTTAGAACTCCTACTGCTGGTTCAGATGCGGCGAATAAGGCTTATGTAGACGGTTACGCATTAGCAAAAAGCGGGGGGTCGATGACCGGCAGTCTCAGCATGGGAAGTAATAAGCTCACTTTATTAGCAGCGCCGACCAATACAACAGACGCTACAAATAAGGTTTATGTAGATACCGCTGACGCTAATAAAGTTTCAAAGCTTGGTGACACATTTGACGGCAACCTCAGTATGGGTGGGTACAAGCTCACGAATGTACCAACTCCTATCGCTAACACCGACGCCTCAAATAAAGCCTACGTTGACTCTGGCGATGCTTTAAAGCTATCGAAGGGTGGCGACACTATGACCGGAGCTCTTGCGATGGGTAACTTTAAGATTACTGGGTTGGGTAATCCGACAAACGCTGAAGATGCTACAAATAAAAACTATGTAGATACCGGTCTTGGTCTCAAAGTATCGACGTCTGGTGGAACTATGACTGGAGCCCTCGCAATGGGGGGCTTCCGTATCACGGGTTTACCTAGTCCGATTAATGCTGATGATGCTTCAAATAAGTCATACGTAGACGCCGTTGCGGCCACAATAGTCGTTCAGCAGAACACAAACACAAACCCTCCTTATGGGTTTACTGGTTCTGGAAATATTGTTTTGCAAAACAGCCCACAAATGTCGGGTACTATAGCTGCCGAGTCGCAAACTCTGAGTGGCACGTTGTCTGTGGCCGGTGGAATAACCGGAAACGCCACATCTGCCACGGCCTTAGCGACCGGAAGAACAATTGGGATGACAGGAGATGTTACCTACACATCTGCTTCGTTTAACGGTAGTAGCGATGTTACTGGGACTGCGACCTTAGCTAATTCAGGAGTTGCAGCGGGGACTTACGGTGCGACATATACAGGCGGCACCTCTGCCAATCGAATACCAATAATTACAGTCGATGCTAAGGGAAGAGTTACAAGCCTGTCACATAACGCGATATATAGAGTTCCTGTAGCTGATACTGCCGACACGGCTCAAGCACTAGCCACAGGAAGAACAATCGGAATGACAGGAGATGTTACCTACACATCTGCGGCTTTTAATGGTAGTAGCAATGTTACTGGGACT